GTGGTGATTATGTCGTCGACCCAGGTGGTAAAGTCGCTCGCGATCATGGCGGCCATCGCTTACTGGATCTGTGAGGACCCCGGCCCGATCCTGCTGGTCGAGCCGAAGAAGGACGCGGCCAGGGACTTTTCGAAGCGCCGGTTGATGCCGCTCACGCGCGACTGCACCGTCCTCCACGGGCGCATCTCCGAGAGCGTGCACGATGGCCGCAACACCATCCAGTCGAAAGACTTTCCCGGCGGCAACCTGCTGATCGTCTCGGCACACACGCCGGTGGATCTGGCGCAGCACACTATCCGCTACCTCGTCTGCGACGAGATCGACAAGTACGACGAGGATGTCGGCGGCAGCGTCGAGCGCCAGGGCGAAGGCGATCCCATCGATCTGGCCTGGGAGCGCGCCATGACATTCGGCAGCCGGCGTAAGCGCGTTCTCGCGTGTTCGCCGACAGTCGCCGGTCAGAGTCGCATCGGCAAAGCCTGGGCACTCTCCGATCAGCGGCGGCCCTGGGTGCCGTGCCCGTACTGCGGTGTGATGCAGGTGCTGCGGTTCCGCGACAAGAACGGCTACCACGTGAAGTGGGACAGCGGCGTCGCACGTGAACTGCAGGCCGCCACGGCGCGCTACCACTGCATCAGCTGCGACCGGCCCTGGACCGAGCAGGAACGGTGGTCCGCCGCCAATCATCACGTGGAGTGGAGACCGGACCAACCGGCCGGCAAGGTCGCCGGATTCTGGGTCAACCATCTCTACGTTCCGCCGACCTGGAAGACTTCCGCCAGCATCGCGAGTCAATTCCTGAACGCGAAGGACGACCGGCAGTCGCTCAAGACTTTCATCAACACGGTGCTCGCCGAGGAGTGGGTGGAGGAAGGCATAGCGCCCGACAAGGAATTGCTCTATGCGCGCCGCGAAGGATATGCGTTCGGCGATACCGCGGTGGTGCCGCAGCGTGGCCTGTTTCTCACCGCGGCCTGCGACGTTCAGGAGCATCCGCCGCGTCTCGAGGTAGAGGTGAAGGCCTGGGGCCGCGGCCGCGAGAACTGGTCGATGGGCTACTGGATCCTGCAGGCGTTCCACGAGAACGGCCAGGAGCTGCCGGCCAGTGCCCCGGAACTATGGGACGCTCTCGACGAGCTGCTCAACCGCGACTGGGCGCATGAGTCCGGCCATACCCTGCCGATCCTCGCAATCTGTATCGACACCGGCAAGCTACCCAAGCCGGTGTATGAATTCGCCCGCCGACCTGGGCATCACCAGCTCCACTATGGGCCACAGGGCATCAAGATCGTCGCGCATCGCACGGTTGTGCCGGTAAAAGGCACAGCGGATATGCTGCGCGTCATCGCTGGCATCTCGAAGGAGGACGCCGCGCGTAAGCGCCAGGGCGTGCGTATCGTCAGCATCGGCACCATCTGTGCGAAGACGGAGATCTTCGACCTCTTGCACCACGCCAAGCCGAACCCGGATGGCAGTCCGTCGCCCGGCTGTTATCATTTCCCGCTGTACGATATGGTGTACTTCGAAGGCCTGACGTCCGAGGTCAAGCTGGTGAAGCCCAACGGCGACGTGGTCTACGAGAAACGCGGGCCGCGCAACGAGCCTGTGGATTTGGCCGTGTATAACCGCGGCGCGGCGGCCATCGTGGGGATCGACCGCATGAGCGAAGAGCACTGGCGAAAGTTCGAGAAAGCCGTGGAGCCCATCGGTGGTCCGCCGAGACCGCCGACAGCGCCGCCGACGCCGCCACCGCCGGCACCGGTTCCGATCCAACCGCCCACCGGCTACCGACCGTCGCGCGGTGGGCGTGGCGGCTTCTCGAGGTGGTGAAACATGACGATTTTCCAGAAGCGTGCACTCTCTAATCCCTGCGCCAGGGCGGCTGGAATACCATCCCGCACGTTCCACCATATCGACGGTCACTGGTCGATCATCCTCACCGTCAACAAGTGACTGACCGTGAATTCCGGGCGGCCCGTGTGGCACGCCTCAGTAGCACGGCTCTCGCGGGCAGGCTTTCCGGTCGACTCAGCGCGATGGGGAGAAGGAACCCTGCGCGCGGCTCGACGGATCGCGCGCGAAGTTCTCAACGGCGTCGGTGTCGGCGAGTCGGTGGAGATGCTGCGGTCAACGTGTTTACATCTGCGCCGCTCCTTGTCGCTCGAGGAGGTCGGCACGCTGAGCCCGGCATGGCTGGCGATCCCGGCGCGCGATGAGTTCTCGGAAGACGGCGCAATCGAAAGCAGGCTGTAAGTGGTACAATCCCGCCATGAGCAGTCCCAGTCCTGGTCCGCTGCCTCCATCGCTGGCGAATTACTACACTCTGCAGGCTGCCATCGCGACAGGCGCGAAGGTTGTGCGATTCCAGGACCGCACCATTGAGTACCAGAGCACCGACGAGATGCTCAAGGCCGCGAACTATCTCTATCTGCTGCTCGCCGCACAGGGTGCTATCCCGGGCGTCAGCGGCGTCAACCGCTCGATCCGCACCTATACGAATAAAGGCCTATGACCAGCGCAGCACCGTCACCGAGCGTCATGCACAGCCGCGGCAAGGCCGTCATCACGCAGCGCGCCGCATTGCTCGCGACTCTCAGGACGTGGTTTCTTTATCGCGACGAGGCCATGTGGGCCTTCGTCGGCGGCACCGAAGCCGAGCGCCCGCTCGAGGACATCGTGGTCGGCGAGGAGACGGCGGCGCACATCGTTGAAGCCAACGAGGCTTCGAAGCGCGCCTGGGCAATCGCCGAGAAGATCGCCCGCGCCAGCGAGCAGAAGGCATCCACCATCATGCGCGATGCCTTGAACGAGCTACTGGCGAACGAGTCCCCGAGCTTCCTGCTGACCGTATCTCATATACCTGGCTCGTTTTAGTTAGTAAGTGCGCTACTTTGACGCATATCCATTCCAAGCGAGATAGCGGATACTACCAACGGAGGACCGCTATGATTTCGACCACTCCCATAAACGACGATGAAGACCGCATCCGCGAGAGAGCGCACCAGATATGGCTGGAGCGCATCGCCAAAGGCGAACCGGGGACGCCGGAATCCGATTGGGCAAAAGCTGAGGAAGAAGTAAAGACTGACGGTTAGTGTGCGCCTTATTGGCGCATAAGTTTAAAGGTGTGCACTTACACCGATCAGTGCTATCATCGTCGCAACGTGGCATCGGCGCACACGCTCGACCGGCTCCATCAGACCCCGACGTCCGCTATGACGCCGGGTTTGCTTGTTCGGCGCGCGCAGTCCGGCATTTACCCGGCGCAATACAACGGCTACACCGGCAACGGCTCGCCCTATGACAGCACGCAAACGGGCCGCCGCCTGGGCGGCTGGAACCCGACGCGCCTGGGCCCCACCACTTCCCTCTGGTCGACGCGCGATCTTATGCTGGCGCGCTGCCACGACGAAGTGCGCAATAATCCCCTGGCCACGAGCGCGGTCGACAATTTCGAATCGCAGATCGTCGGCAACGGGATCAAGCCGAAGTGGAACCTGCCCAATGAGCAGATGAAACTCAAACTGGAATCGGAGTTCAAGCTTTCGGCGCTCTCCAAAAATATCGATTACGGCGGCCTGTGCGACTTCTACGGCCTGCAGGCGCTCGCCTGCCGCGAGATCTTCGAGGGCGGCGAGGTCTTCGTGCGCCGCCACATCCGTCCGCTCGGCTGGTCGCCCAATCCCAACGTTAAGCAGCCTATGCGCGTGCCGTTGCAGATCCAGCTGATCGAAGCCGAGCAGTGTCCGATCTGGTTGAACATCACGGCGACGCCTGGGGCGACGGTAGCGAAACCCGGATCGGTGATCCGCACCGGCAAGGAGTACGACAAAGACGGCCGGCTGGCGGCCTTTCACATGTACGCCGAGCATCCCGGCGAGACGATGTTCTTTACGTCGACGGCACTGCAGTTCGTCCGCATACCGAGCGACAACATGCTGCACTGCTACAAACCGTTTCGCGCCGGCCTGCTGCGCGGGCAGCCGCATCTGTCGAGCGTGCTAGTGCTGTTGCACGAACTGGCCAAGTATTCTGACGCGACCGTGGTGGCGAAGGAAATCCAGGCCATGTTCACGGCCTTCATCACCAAGATCACGCCGGAAGGGGACGTTGTTCCGACGGATCTGGCCGGCGTTCAGCCGGGCCCGCCGTTCAGTCCATATATGCCGCCGGATACCCGCTGGGCCGAGGTCGAACCGGGCTCGATGAACATCCTGTTCCCCGGCGAGGACATCAAATTTCCGGCGCTGCCGACCAATAACGACCTGCCGAGCTTCATGAACGTCATGCTCCATCAGT